TTTGTTCCAAGCCTTTTCTGCTGCCCTTTTTGCTACTTTTCTTGGGTAAAGTTCCCAAAATGTCTGAAACATTGTATTTCTCCCCTGTTTTCTCTTGTACAAGTGCCTCTACAAAAGTGCAAATAACCCCTTGTTGCACTAAAAACTGTAACCCAGCTTTGTCATAGCTTACTTCAACATCGGCTGAACCATCTTTGTTTTCTTTGATTTTTTTAACTGTAATTTTCATTGTTTAGTCAAATGTGCGTTGTTATATCCGTTTTGATAGCCATGATTCCAAATATTTTGTAAATCTTCATAAGTGTAAGGCGATCCGTCTAGCTTAACAATGTCTTTTAAAGTTGATTCATAAATGGGTTCTTTAGTTGCTTCTTTGTATGCACGATAGCCTAACAACCCAATTTCCATAAATATTAAACTTACAAATCCTACCCACCAAAAAGTATTAGCGTTGAAATAGTAAAGAAGGACTGCGGCAATAAAATAGTTCATAGTCATATCTTATATTAATTACTATTACTTAATTAATCTTTACCTTTCGGAGAGCAAACCTAGCCCTACCTAGGTTGCTTTCATACGCTTTACCAATCGGTTTCGCATAACCCGCCAGACTTGAGAGGAACGAACTCTGGCTTCACCATTCGTATTGCGCTGTTTCATCCTCTAACCCCCTGGTAACGCTATCACCTTAGATCGCCACGATGTCGGTAGAGCCGCCAATCTAAGGGAACTGAGTATATATCTATTTTTCGTGTTTGGGTATCAACTCAGGGAAAACGATATGCCAAGTCTTAGGCAATAGGTCTTTTCTAGTAATTAATCCATGACTAGCAATTTCTAGGGTTGCCCCCAAAAATACATATTGAGCATGAGGTATGCCCTTTTTACGCCACATAGAAACCGCTGGAACGCTGATGTCACATAACTTTGCTACTTTTGTGCAGCCCCCCAGAAGGTCAATAATTTGGCTATCGGTAAAGTTTATTTTATTGTCCATTAGGCAATCTTAACGCTTTTACCTTTATAAATGCAAGGGCTTGCATAACTGATTAAGGTATGTTAAGTTCTGTATTACGGAATTGTCCGTGAGAAATAGGAGAAATTATGAGCAATGATATGGAAAAACTTGAGCAAGATTTACATTGGATATTTATGGAGTTAGAAGGCGGTATGAGCTTATCAAAGGATCAAATTGATACGCTGAAATACGCTTGTGGTTTTAATCCAAAAACTGTGGCTAGTAGCCATTTAAATAATCTTTTTATAGACTTTGGAAAAATTTTTAGGAGCAATACATGATTGTGGCAGAAACTACTCAAAATACCAGTTACAAATTACCCCCAAGCGGATTGGTGCTTGGTAGCTTAGTTCGCATCCTTGACTTAGGAACTCAAAAGGTTACTTGGCAAGGCGCAATTAAAATGCAACGCAAAGTAATGTTTACTTTTGAATTGCATGGTGATGGCTACGCAATGGAAGATGGCAAGCCAATGGTGCAATCTAAACGCTATACGCTGTCTTTAAACCAACAATCAGGATTACGGGCTGATTTAGAAAGCTGGGCTGGAAAAGGCTTATCTGACGATCAACTTAAAGGGTTTAACCTTAAAGACTTGCTTGGTAAATGGGCTTATCTCAATCTTACCCATACAGAAAGAGATGGAAAAACTTACTGCAACATTATGGGGCTAAATCCAGTTCCATCATCAGTTGTTAAAGCAGGATTTCCAGAAATTGAAAATCCTTTTGTTTACCTTAACTTGCAAGAATATGACAAGGCTGTATTTGATTCTTTGTCAGATGGTTTGAAAAAAGTAATTATGGAATCTGCTGAATGGCAGAACTGTAATGGTGGCTCACCAAATGAGCCTGACACGCTAAACGATATTCCGTTTTAGAAAGGGTAATACCATGAATAGCACGATTAAAGACACGATAAACTCAACTGCAATCCGAACTTTTGAAGAAGTTGGATATGACGATGAAAGACCAGTTATGGCTTTTAGCCGTGAAGGAATGAAATCAGTCCTTAATACGGCTATTCGGGTATGTGCCGATCAGGTCAGTAATCCAAAAGAACGAGAGTTAATACTTAGTTTAGGCGAATAGCCTAAGTTTATAGGGGGAAGTAATGTTAGTAGAAGAAAAGCATAGCTCTGATGCTGGGCATTGGTATCAAGCCGATACAGGCGAACCAGCCTATCAAATTACTGGTGCTAATGGAAAAATCCGCAATACAACACTTAGAGATGCTAGGAAATTAAACCTAGTCCCTAGCGTTACGACCATATTAGGGCAAATAGCCAAGCCAGGGCTTCAAGTTTATCTAAATCAACAGATTTTGTTATCAGCTTTAACTTTACCAAGGGAACAAAATGAGCCAGAGCCAGCATGGTTGGAAAGGGTGTTATTTGATTCAAAAGAAGCGGGAAGAAAAGCGGCAGAACGGGGGAATACCATCCATGCCATCATTGAAACTTACTTTGCCAATGAAGTTTACATCCCAGAATATCCCAAGTATGTTTATGAAGCAGAACAAGCCCTAGATAATGAATTTGGGCTGCATAAATGGGTCGCAGAGCAATCTTTTGCCCATGACCTACGCTTTGGTGGCAAATGCGACTTACACGCCTCAGCCGACCCTTTAACCGACTTCCCAGGAGCAGTCATTGACACTAAATCTAAAGAGGTTGATCTTGATGGTATTAAGCCATTTCCAGAGCATCTCTATCAACTGGCAGCTTACAGGCAAGGTCTTGGTATGCCTAACGCTATTTGTGGCAATCTTTTTGTTAATGCTAATACGAATCAAGTTAGACTTATCATCCACGACCCAGCCGATATTGCTGATGGTTGGGCTGTTTTCTGTCATTTGTTGCGGGTTTATCAAATAAAGAATAAAATCTGACATTGGGCGGGGCTGGAATTACCCCCTAGTTCCATACTCCTTCACACGATGCCCCGCCCACCCATACTGTATAAAAACCCATTAGGGTTTGTCCTATGTATCATTAAGCAAACTTAATATATACTGAGCTTGTTTTCAACGCATTAGGGGGATTTAAAAATGGCAACAACTAAAGGTTATACAGTAATTGAAAATGAAGATGCTTATAGAAAAGCTACTCATGCTCGTATTCTTGCTAATGCTAATAAAACTTTTTGCAAAACTTATGAAGATTATGCTGATATTGAAGGGTTTTTATCATCTGGTCGTGTTTACGATGATGAAGGTAACTTCAAATGTTACAAAGAAAATTTTGTTGGTTCATTAGCTTCTGCTTATGCTACTTATGGCAAATTGTCTGAAAAGCAAGTTTTAGCTGTTCGCAAATGTATCGCTGATCGCAATGCTCGCAAAATTGAATGGGCTAGTAAACAAGCCGCTTTAGATGCTACCCGTCAGCATATTGGCATAATTGGCGAAAAAGTTACCATTACTATTACTTGCGTTCATGTTGTTGAAATTGATAGCACTTATGGTACAAATTACATCAATATTTGTGAAGATGCCGATAAAAATATTATTATTTATAAAGGTTATGCAATCGGCTTTCCTTGCAAAGGTGAAACTGCCATTATCAAAGCCACTATTAAAGATCATGGAGTTCGTAATGGCGTTAAACAAACATTGATTCAAAGACCTAAAGTAGTTTAACTTTACATAGCAAGCCTTGACACTATTCAGCTTTATGGCTCTTAGAGATTTCAAACTAAAAAGACCTGGCTTGCTATCTTTTATATAGGGGGATTTATGAATAAATTAATTGATTGGGTTGGAGTAATTATTTTGGGCGTAGTACTGGGCGTAATGTTTGGATGGGGGTTCTAATGAGTACAAGAAGCATTGGAATGGTTGGTAAAAGCTATAAATCGGTTTCAGAAGCGTTTAAAGATGCTGACTATGCTACTGCTATAGAAAGACCTCAATCGTCTGATTTCAGCGGTTTTGGTGCGTTCTGTGGGGCAATGTTATTTGTAGCTGTATTTGCTTATGGATTTTGGCTAACTATAGGGAGATTCTAATGTCTGTAGCGCAAACATCAATCAATGCTTATAAAGAACATAGAGCCGCTGGTAAAGTTGGGCAACAAGCTCAATTTATTCTTGATTCTATGGATTTTAGTTATACCTATTCCCGTAGAGAATTGGCTAAAAGAACTGGATTAGAACTTAGTTCAGTTTGCGGCAGAGTTAATGAATTACTATCTTTAGGTCTTTTAGTAGAAAGTGAAAAACGCAGATGTTTAATCACAAACAAAACTATTGCCCCAGTTGTTAAAAATTCATTGTTTTAAATCATTGTTAAAGCAATGGCTTTTTCAGATTCAACACGATTGATCCAACCACGCCCAAAAACAGGAAATGATTTAAGCGTTTGATAATGGTGAGTTTTGGCTTCACTAAACTTTTCTACTAACTCTTTGCCATCAACTCCAGCAATAGTCTGTAGGGTTCTGCTTCCTATCATTCCGTCTGGAACTGCATTAATGCACTTTTGAAGCAGCTTTGCAGAAGAACCGACACCAGCATTAATAGCAAAGCTAGTCGCTAAAAAATCAATACCTACTGGTAGGGCATCTCCTTGCACTCTATCCCAGTATTTAGACTTATAAAACTTTCCTACTTGTTCTTTAGTTAAGGCTTTCATGTCGGCAATAGAAACCTTATGTCCTACATATTCTTCCCATGCTGATTGAGTTACGCCCATATTAGTACAGCCAGAACGACCATCAGAAAGATGATTGCCAGGATCACGGGGATCATCAGTAAAACCGCCTTCAGCCTTTAGTATTGATTCTAAAGACCTATTAAAATTGCTAATCATTTAATACTAGCCTGTTCCTTAGTCCAGTCAATTAAACTAACTAATTGCTGGGTCGCTTCAGCGCATTGTCCAGCAAGTAAATTGTAGGCGGTGATTGCATCAAGACCGCTGGTGGCTGTGGAAAAGGTGGGCAGCTTACTGGTACTGGGCTGGCGCACCCCATTAGCATAATACTGGCGTAGCAAAGCAAGTTTCGCATCGTATTCCTTTATTGTAGATTTAGTAACCAATTCATGTTGTTTCTGAATAGACTCTACATGGGCTTCTTGTGTTTTGGCAATAACTTCAACCTCTGCTTTATAGCGTACATATCGAGAATTGCCCACCCAAAAACCACTACCAAAAACAGCAAGAACAACACCAATGATAATAGCCAGTTTTGCATAATCAATCATCTTTTATAGGTCCAGTAGTCAAAAATCTTAAAATTGCACAAATCACTCCTATCAAAACCAAAATAATGCCATAGTATTTTTGGTCAATAACCGATTGCAAATAAGAAAAATTATCAAATAACGCCCCAAAAACAACTAAAGCAAAAGAAAACCACATTGTTTTAGAGTGCATAGCACCCTTAATATTTGTTTTCATTTCCAATGAGTTCTAAATATGTCAAATCCATACATCAACAAACCAATAACGGCTGAACTCATTAAGCCAATAAAAGTCTTTTCAATTACAGCTTTACGAAATGCGGCTCTTTTAGCTTCGGCTTCTATTGCCAGGCGTACCCATTTAACTTCATCGTCTGATAATGGGTGTTGCTCTACAGCTTCGGAAATTACTTCTTTAAGAAGCGTTATTAATTCTTCTTTATCAAGTTGATTTAAAGCCATAGAAACTCCAGATATATCGGTTAATTAGTCTTATCTTATCTGGAATTAAAGGTATTCTATCACTTTATTTGGTTCTACGAAATACTCTTTTTTATGCTCCACAAACTCCCACCAAAGAAATTGATTGTTGGCTAGATTTTCCCTATCTTTTAATAAGTTAATGTTCTCTGGATGACCAAATATAAGTGGGTCTGATACTGACCAAAGCACTATTCCACGCTTCTTTTCTAGCCATGCTAAATGTTGTAAAAAACTATCACATCCAATCCAAATGCGACATTGACCTAACAAGGTTTTAATTTTGGAAAGCGGCAGCCCTTTTCTAAAGTCTTTTGCAAGCTGTTCTTCTCCTTCAAGCCCAATCTGAACTACAGGCTCTTTAATTAGCTCTAGTAACTCTTTCCAATAAGGATAATTCTTAGGGTTTTCTTTACCGCTTTTAAGTTTTTGGGCATACGGAGAAATAATAATCATAGATATAGCTTTCTAAAAGCATTTTCTAAACTGTCTTTCCAGTTCCATTGACACATCTTTTTATAAATATTCCATTGATCTAAATCACCAAAAAGGGCAGTAGCTTCAGCTATAGATCGCCCTGGTATTACTTCAGGATAGCAAGTAAAGACCACAGGGTTTGGGATGTCTGGGAGAATATGGCTAAAGACAATGTGATCCCCAAGACCGCAGTTAAGAACAACAATGGTTTTATCGCTATGCCCAACAATGTTTCTAAAGATTTGTTCATCATGTTCATACATCTCCTGTCTTGTTTCGCTTCTTATACCGCCTTCAGCCTTTAAATGCCAAGTTACCGCATTGGGTACTGTAAGAACTTTATACCCTTTTTGATATATACCATAGGTAAATAGCGTTTCTTCTCTGTGAGCTACACGGGATAACCCTAAGTTGTAATCGTGTATAGCAGCCCTATACAAAAATGAGCAATGCAAATGCTCTACTTCTTTAGTAACATATATGTTACCCCATTGAATATTAGGTTCAGAATCAATATTAGCAATTTTCCCTGTAGATTTGCTAGTATCAAATACATTGGGCATGGTAAAGATTGAGCCACCAATAGCCCCAACTGTAGTATCAATGTGACTACAAAGCTGTTCTAAAACATTAGGCTCTGGAATGGCATCGTCATCTACACGCCAAACCCAATCAAAACCCATCGTATTTGCTCTTTGATGGATATAATGCTGACCTTTTTTCTCGGCAAATAGCCATTCCCAAGCAATCTTTTTGTAACTTAATATTTGAAATATATGCTGATATATAGGGTTATCCCTCATATCTTGCGGTTCATCGTTATCATCGAATATAACCAGCTTATCAGGCATTTTTGTCTGATTGGCTATAGCCATTAAGACCATAGGCAAAGTCGTGGTGTAGCGATCTCTAGTGGCTACGGAGCAGAGTATTTGCATAGCATTAGATTACATCTGTTTTGTTCTGTAATGGGTTTTAGCTGACTAGATACCTGACCAGCTTCATTGATATATTCAAACTCAAAGCCTAGGAAGTCTTTTTCTGTAAGTCCATGCAGTTTATGATGCTCACCCCAAAATCCTTTAGGCTCATTGTGAGGAACTGTAATTAAAAGCCTTTGGCAATGCTGTTGTAATAATTTTACAATCTCTAGCCCATTATCAAGATGCTCTATGACCTCAAAAGCAATGATGGTGTCGTAATCACCTAGCTTATAGGTGTTTATATCGGCTTGCTCAAATTCACGCTTATAGCCCCATTCTTGCTCTTTAGCGACTGACACAATAATAGGGTCGTAATCTAAGCCTAGATAATTTATGTTATTAGGAAAGAATTGAGAACCATAACCAGTTGAGCAACCAATTTCAAGAATGTTATTGCCCCATAGGTTTTGATTAGCCCATAAGTATCTGGTAGTTTCCCTAGAGAATACTGGGTCACCTTTTAAAAATACGGCTCTTTCATAATTGTTGGTCAATCGCCAACGATACCAATCAGGGTGATGTTCTTTAGCTAGTGCTAAGACATGAAGTTCTAGTATCTTTTCCCATTGTGTTGCTACATCTAATCCATATATTGTTTTTGTCATATATTAACTATTGGCTTTACTCCATCTGGAATCATGTCTGGGTCTACAATGTCATCAACACCATTACCATCCCTTAAAGCATGAATACAATAAGCCACAGTGTTATCTTCTAAAGCCTTTAATTCATGCACATAATCTTTTTTAATATAAATCATGTGTGGGGCTTTATAAATACTAGTTTTGCCGTTTACAGTTACCTCTAAAGAGCCATAAGCCAATAAAGTTAAATGGTCAAATGGATGTGTATGACCAATTTCTAAATCATTCTTATTATTAAAATGAAGTTGTTTAGAAAAAAGGTTTGCTACACAACCAAAAGATATAGAAGGAATCATATTATGGTGTAACTGTTACAGGAATATCTTCAGGAGGTGGTGGTGGTGGAGAAAAAGTACCATCTGGATTCTTATACCAACCAGCCTCTACATAATCTGGAATTACTTCAAATTCATTTGCCACTGTGACATAAAAATAATCATAAATTGTTGTTCCGTCTTCGCAAATAAATGTTTCTTGTACCCAACTATCAATAAGTCTTCCGTATTTCATATTAATACTCCACAATAACATAACCATTTCCAAAAATTCCGTCGCTGTAAGCAGCACCTCCCCCTGGGAATCCGCCACTAGCCTGACCACCGCCGCCGCCACCATTAAATCCAGATTGATAACCTGAACCACCAGCACCTGTGCCTAGAAAATCTAAACTAAATCCTGTAAGACCAGTAGGTCCAGCTGCGTATGAAGGTGTGCCATAAGAATATGCACCAGTAGTAGAAGTTAATCCATGCCCACCTGGATAAATTCCTGACCCCGAACTAACCCAAGTGCCACCACCACCACCACCACCTTTAGTATTTCTTCCTGTAATTCCTTGACTACCAGCACCGCCATTACCAAAATAAGAAGCAGAACCTCCACCGCCACAATATACACCAGCAGAACCAGTTCCACCATTTCCCCCAGTAGTATTTATATCGCCACCAGAACCAGTTCCACCAGCACCGCCAGAACCATTAGCTACCGCAGTTGCGCCTCCAGTTGCACTAGCATAAGAACCAAAGCTAGAAGAACCAGCGGCAGTTGTTCCTACAGTAACAGCTACAGTTCCACCCGCAGTTAAACCAGTAACAACCTTTAATGAAAAACCACCTCCGCCACCACCATTTCCGCCACCACCATAAGCATAAGCCCCATTTCCACCAGCACCCCAAATTCTTGCACGAACAGAAGTAATTCCTGTAGGAACAGTAAAGGTTCCGCTAGCATTAAAAATTTGAAACCTACCACTACCAAACACTCCAGAATATGGAGTAGGATTTAAACTTGACGAATTTACTAAATTACTCATTATGCGATTCTCCAATCAGAGCCGTTATATATTAAATTAAATCCAAAACCAGTATTGCTTATGAACAGTGTAGTTGAATCATAATTAATAGTGTTTCCATTTGGGTTTATTGCCAAAGCATTTCTTGTAAATGTGCCTTTTGAATCAACAATAGATATTACGCCACCAGTTGATGGAGATGCTGGTAAAGTAATTGTAAAGGAACCACTGCTTGTGTCAGCTAGAATATTATCTCCAATGACTGCCGTATAGTTTGCTGTTTTTACCGCATAAGTAACACCTCCAGCAGGAGCAGAAGATACCCAAGCAGTTCCATTACTAGTTAATACATTTCCAGATGTTCCAGGAGCAGTTAATCCAGTTCCACCACTAGCAACAGGTAATGTTCCTGTTGTTAAAGCAGAAGTTGATGTTGCATATACAGCACCACCAGAAGTAAAACTTGTTAAGTTTGTACCTCCGCTATTAGTAGCCAATACTCCAGAAGAATTTGCACCTTCAGCAAGAATAGATAAATTGCGAGATATTGTCATAAATTAACCTACTGTTCCGTAACGAGTTCCTGTTGCTGTCCATGTTGCATAAGTTGATGACCCTAGTGTAGCATTGCCAGCGACACCAGCAACACCACCAGCATTGGGAGCTCCCCTTCTAGGAGTATAAGTTCCTCCTATTCCGCCTGTTCCACCCAAACCACCACCTCCACCACCAGCCGCATTAAAACCATTACTACTTGTACCAGTACCGCCATTACCATTTGCTGCCCCTCCAGTACCACCAATCACGCCAGAAAGACCATCGCCACCATTGCCACCATCGGTAGTAGTTCCAGGTTGTCCAGCAGTACAATTTCCAGTAGTATATCCAGCTGCACCACCAGCACCAACACTATTGCCAGCACCGCCACCACCGCCACCGCCACCAAAAGCATTTGCACCGCCATTATAATCACCGCCACCACCGCCGCCACCACCGCCACCACCAATAATAGAATTATTAGTTATAGCGGTTGCATATTGAAAACGTAATGCAGTGCCACCATCGCCGCCAGGCAATCCAGCAGTACCATTACCGCCAGCACCACCAACACCACCAGCACCAACAATACTTCCGTTATTGATAATCGTAATAGTGTCGCCAGTTGTCCAGCCAGTTCCAGTGTCTAAAGCATAAGTACTTATTGTTGATGAACCAACAATAACGCCAGAATTAATTGTTAGCGTTACATCAGACTTACCAGCGACGTATGTACCACCTTTATTATTAAAAATATTGTAGTTTTGTGTATTTGCAGAAATAGTTAATGCAATTAAACGTCTTCCACTACCGCCAGTGAAACCAAACGCTTTAGCTGAAGAAACACCTCTTGTAATAATTGTTGGCATATTATTTAAATTGAGTTTGAGAAGCTAAAACAGTAAATGTAGCTGATGCAGTTTTAATAATGGTATAAGTATAAACATCAATACCACTTACATTTCCTGATGTAGGAGCACCGCCTTGCCATTTAGGAGTAACAGCAGAACCATCTACTTGAACAGCAGAATTGTAATATGCTGTAGTTCCTTGAGTTACTAAAAAAGCCACAGTTAAGGTTTGTCCTATACTCATAGCGGTATTTAATGTTACACCACTAGAAAATGTAAGATTTACTGTCCAGTTAGCGGAAGCATTGCTTGTATAGTAAAGAACTGATTGAGTAGATGGGTAATAAGCAATTGTGCCAGTTGCTGCGATTGCTGATACAACTGTTGTTTCAGCAGCGTTTAATAATACTTCTGCTAAAACACTTGTGGTTCCGTTAAATGTTTGAGTGCCTGTCCATGTATTGTTTGCGCTAGTACTAAGCGCACCACTATAACCAGAATAACCACTAAAGCCAGATATGCCACTAAAGCCAGATATGCCAGAACCACTGTAACCAGATACACCAGAGCCACTGTAGCCAGATATTCCGCTATAACCAGATATTCCACTATAACCAGAAATACCAACAACACTACCAATATTATAAGTAATTGCTTCTACAATAGCGTTAAGTGATGCTGCGGTATTTAAAACAAAAGAAGTTCCATTAGTTGCTGTGTAATCCGCAGCATTAAGTAACACTCCATTAACATAAATTTGTATATAACCTACAGTATAAGTTACTGAAAAAGTGGTTTGTCCCGCAGTGGCTGTAAAGCTAGTTCTTAAATATCCAGCGGTTCCTTGAGCACCACTATAACCAGAATAACCAGAATATCCACTGTAACCAGAAAGTCCTAATCCGCTATATCCGCTATATCCAGATACGCCAGAGCCTGAATATCCAGAATAGCCAGAATAGCCAGAATAGCCACTTACGCCACTTCCTGAATATCCTGAATATCCTGATGTACCGCTTGCACCATTGGCTCCGCTGTAACCGCTATAACCAGAAATACCGCTTGCTCCGCTAAATCCTGACCAACCGCTTACACCTGAACCGCTATAGCCTGAGAATCCTGATGTTCCATTTGCACCAGAGAAACCGCTGATTCCCGATGCGCCATTGATGCCAGAAAATCCAGAGTAACCAGATACTCCTGAACCGCTAAATCCTGAGTAACCAGATATGCCGCTTGCCCCTGAATATCCTGATATACCGCTAAACCCTGAGTAGCCCGATGTACCAATGCCGCTGAAACCAGAGAAGCCAGAGTAGCCAGATGTACCACTTACACCTTTTGTTACTGCAAAAAATAATTGGTGATTATTTGCAAAATCAGTTGTTCCTGTTCCACCTGATGAAACAAGGCTTACTGGTACAGTCCAATAACTATTAGCAGTATTTGGATTTATATTTGTTGTATTGCCTGTTATTAACCAAGTTTGATAATTTGCACTTACATTTCTATCTTGCAAAATAAAAGTTTCTGTAGGTTTTAACAATGCTAAAAACACATCAATATCAATATTATCTTCAGTTAAATGGCTAATATTAATTTGTGTTGCATTTATTTGTGTTCCATTATTCCAAAGAACATGCCCATTAGTAGGCTGACCACTTGTTGCAGTTGTTTGTGCTTGATATAAAAATAAACTAGATGATGCACCTTGTAGTCCAGAAAATCCTGAGATACCGCTATAACCAGAGTATCCAGAAATTCCGCTGTAACCAGATTGACCTACTGCACCAGAGTAACCTGAAATTCCAGATGCGCCAGAGTAACCAGAAATTCCGCTAAAGCCTGAAATTCCCGATAAACCATTTTGTCCAGAATAACCGCTTAGTCCATTGATGCCCGAATAGCCAGACCATCCAGAGATACCAGATGATCCGTCTTGACCGCTAAATCCTGAGGTTCCAGATTCACCTGAATATCCACTTGTACCTGATTCTCCAGAATAGCCTGATAAACCATCTTGACCAGAGAATCCGCTGTAACCGCTAATGCCTGATGCGCCTGATTCTCCAGAGTAACCTGATGTGCCATCAATGCCTGAGTATCCGCTTGTGCCTGATTCACCAGAAAACCCAGAGTATCCAGATAATCCATCTTGACCAGAGAATCCGCTATATCCTGAATCACCGCTTATTCCATCTTGACCGCTGTAACCAGAGTATCCGCTGAACCCAGAAAAACCAGAATCTCCGCTTTTGCCATCGCCATCTATTCCTGAGTAACCACTGAATCCTGAATAACCGCTTAAACCATCTTGTCCGCTAAATCCAGAAGTTCCAGATTCACCAGAAAAACCAGATGCACCATCTTGTCCAGAATAACCACTAAAACCTGATTGCCCTTGTGGAACAAATAAAGCCCAATTTGCATTTGTGGTTGGTGGATTATCAAAAGGTGATATAGATGCTAATGCAATCCAAGTTTGATTTGCATAATCAACTATTGAATTTTGAATATAAGCAACTTCAATTACCCAACTGCCTTGCCAATAAAAACCTATGCCTGAATATCCTGAGTAACCGCTTTGTCCATCTTGACCAGAAAATCCGCTTATGCCTGAATCGCCAGAATATCCTGAGTAGCCCGATTGTCCATCTTGTCCTGAATATCCAGAAGTTCCAGATTCTCCAGAAAATCCGCTTATGCCACTATCTCCGCTATAGCCTGACCAACCGCTTATTCCTGAATCACCACTAAACCCAGATATTCCTGAATCACCAGAAAATCCAGATATACCACTATCACCTGAAAATCCGCTAAATCCTGATTCGCCACTATATCCAGAAAAACCTGAAATACCGCTTTGCCCAGATGGTCCAACTATTTGCCCTACATTATTCCAAGCAAGCCCATCCCATACATATAAATCTCCATCAGCTTCAACAATATAAGCATCATTTGGTAGGTTGCCTATTGTTGGTAAATCACCAACAGTAGGAACTGTTCCTTTTAAATTAATTGATGTGCCTTGCTGACCGCTATAGCCTGAGAACCCGCTGTAGCCACTTATGCCTGATTCACCTGAAAAACCAGATTCACCACTGAAACCACTTTGTCCGTCTTGACCAGAATAGCCTGATTCTCCAGAAAACCCTGAATAACCAGAAAATCCGCTTTCGCCTTGTATTGATTCTCCAGAATAGCCTGAAAAGCCACTATAACCGCTTATACCGCTTCCTGAGAATCCACTTGTACCTGAATAACCAGATTGTCCCGAAAAACCGCTATAGCCTGATTGACCACTAAAGCCAGAGTAACCAGACTTACCGCTGAAACCAGAGTAGCCACTATAGCCAGATGTACCGCTAAAACCTGATGGTCCGTAGTTACCCTTATCTACTGTTAAAGTAATTTGATTGCCTACAGCTACATCAACATTAACTGTATCGCCACTAGCATTAGTAACTATTAGTTCTGCCATGACAATTCCTTAATTATTTACGATTGCATCAGAACGAACTAAGAATAACAAGAAAATAATCAAGTCATTCGCTGGTGTCGAACCATTAGCTGGGAAACTAATTTTAATACGCCCAGAAAAGCCAACTCCATTTATATTAGCAATATCTAGCCCTACTTGACCTTCAATTAAACCCCAAACATCACTATCTATTACAAGGGTAAAAGAACCGCTTGCTCCTATTACATTTGTAATAGTCAGATTAATAGGGTCTGGGGTAGGGTCATAATTACCAATGTCAAACGCTAAACCATAACGGCTATCACGAACATTGGTCAAAGTTCTGCGGATAATTTCCGCTTCAATCGTGGCAGTAGATAAATCTAGCGGAGTGCCGTCATCAGCGTTAAGTGCTAGATTCCAAAAGGTTTTTTGTTGCCAGACAAGTTCGCCAGCAATAATTTGATTGTCAAAACCTGATACCTGAGTTAAGGTATTTTTGTTAAAGACTGCCATGATCTCTCCAATTCTTGGTTAATAGGGAATGGCACTCCACTCACCTACGGATCGTATTTTATCTTTTTTTAGATTATACCTAATTCAGTAGAAGGAGCAACAGGAAATACTACATTTGTTGGGTATCCAGGTTGCTGAGTAATATCCCTTAGTTCCTGACGATACACTCTCCATTGCTCTTTTTGGTCTGGAGTCAATGGTACATCTGGTAATTGAGTCCAATCTGAATCAAGCAATAATCTATCTCTTTTTAAAATAATAGCTGTTTCTAATGCTTTGGTATCAATCACCCATTGCCCAGTAGAATAATCAAAAATGTATTCATTAGAAGGTTTTGGCGGTAAATCAACAACTTCACCATTAACTACCCATTGTTCTCCTAAAACTGCTTTACCTTTAAGAACAAAGTCTTGAGGGTTTATAGGCAATAAATCATAAGTTTCATCTTGACAAGTTCCTACCTGAGTAATTTCTCCTAGGCTAGTGTAAATAACATAATCAATCATCGTAAAATTCCCTGTGCATAAAGAGTTTTTGTAAATACTGAAACAATTGATTCAGTAGAACCAGCACTTACTATAGATTGTAATTGCACAAGATAAGTGCCAGGACCATAATATCCAGCCCCTGACATAGCATTTGATGAAAATTGATTGGTTGGAAAACCATTTACAGCAAAAGTAATAATATCTCCACCAATAATAATTCGACTATCTGCTGAAGTTGGGTCTACTGAATAATTTTGCAAAGTTTGTGTAGATGAAACATAAATATAGCCAGCAGTAGGAAGCGTTATATAAAGTGCAGCCAATGTAACATAATAATATTGATTTAATCCTATGCTAGAGCCTGATGAAGTAATAACAGGAATAGTAATAGCATTTAAATTGACATTGCCTGTAGCTATTAAATTACCATTAATAGTAGTTTGAACGCCATTGTAGGTAATGTTTCCCGCTGAATCACCTAAAGCATAATTGCCACCATTGTAAACAACCAATCCAGAACCCGTCATCGTAGTTCCAGATAATGCGGCAGAACCAGCTTGTATAGTTCCTGTAACAGTTAAGTTACCAGTATTAACAGTAATAGCAGATAAAGAACCTACTTTAAGAGTAGAAAGATAAGGAACATTCCAAACTGTATTACCTGTAGATGGACTATAAATACCATCTGATTGATAAACGGATTGTCCAGCAGATATAGTTGGTGGAGTTGCTACCCAAGTTTCTGCGCCACCCCAAGTGTTATATGGCGGAAAAGATGAACTACCGCTAGTTGTATAAGTTGTTGGAGTAGGGCTTAAAGATGATGAAGTAGTTGAAGCGTAACAAATCCTAGAAGATGCTCCATTTGTTCCTGTAGAACCAGCATATCCTCTAGCGGTAATACTTGCGGTAGTCCAATTAATTGTTGAGGTAGTAACTGTTGCGCTATCAACTAATTGAACACTTGCTCCCCATAAAGTATATCCAGCACTAGGCGAAGTTCCAGGAGTTAAACTCCAGCCAGTAGGAGTTGGGGTAAATGAAGCAGTTTCCCAAGTATAAGTAGATGTGCCAACAGGTCCAGCGGGTATTGTTATTGCCCATTGAAATACAGTAGGTGTTGCCGCTTGCGTTCCATCCGCACCATTTTGCGTTATATTTGCAATTGAAAATGGAGAAACCCAACTTAGTGTAGTCGTTACAGCGGTAGCAACATCAGAAACTTGTTTGGATGCTCGCCATAATTGAAGCAAAGGAGAACCAGAGTTTGATGGAATAGTTGTTGTCCAACCGCCACCGCCTGTATAACTGGTCATTGCACCAGTACCCCAAGTATAAATAGATGTACCGCTTGGGTTACTTGGAGTTGTTGTGTTCCATTGATATAAAAAGCCAGTAGCGTATTTATTTGCTGAATCTCCAGCAGTTTGATAAGCATATTGGATAGTTGCTGGCGATACTTGATGAATTACTCCAGCCAAATCTTTATATCTAACTGGAACAAGCATTGTTGCTGGGCTAGATGGCATTGCAGTAGGAATACCAAAATTAGCAAATGTTCCACCATCTGTAGGATTAGGTACAGATATATTAGTTTTTACAATATCGGCATAACCAGTTGTAGAACTATTACCAATTCGCCATGTTCCAGAAACAAAAGCGGCATCGCTATCAGTTTGTGATATTACAAAATCAACTCCACCCAATCCATTTTGCCCATATAACTTACAAGTTACTCCAGAAAAATCAGGTGTACCACCAGAATAAGGAACTTGTAAAGTTGCTGGATTAAAAGTTAATGTAAAGTTCGAAGCATTGGCTGGGTCTGCACCCCAAATAAACGGGTCTGATATAGGAGAAAGTTGTGATTGAGCTACATTATTTCCTACTACATACGCAAAATAATAGGTATTTGATGGAATAGTGTAATGCGGAAAAGTAATGGTTGTTCCATTTTCAAATGTTTGTCCATCCGATAAATTTTGTGAATCTAATACAATCCAATCCGTAGCTGTTGGTGATGCAACAGTTGTGTAATATAAAATTACATAGCTAACACGACCAGTAACAGGAATTGCTACATTAATATCAAATGAAGGAACAGAAATATAAGGCTGAACATTTACTGGGGCTGGTGGACTTAAAGCACTAAAATAACCAGCATTTACTAAATTACCATTAGGATATGGTGTGTATTGAGTAATATTATAATTGTCATAAACTTGTGCATTGTATTCAATAAGTTGAATTTGGGCACTTAATAATCCATCTTGCGAAATAGTTTCTTTCACTTGCATGGCTCTAAATGGTTTAGCCGTCCATCCGTAATAACTATTAGTAAGAGTTACCACATCACCAGCATTAACTTGAATACCATCATAAGTCGTAGTAATTGTTACTAATAAATCTTCACGATTTTGTTCTAATACTCGATTCGCTAAATATAAAGCCTGTACGCTGTTATTAACTAAATCAAAATTTAAACTAATTTTATTAACAGGCTCATTTGGATATAGCAAATAATTTGGTACAGCTTCATTCACATAATTGTATTGGTCACGATTTGTAGAATCTGGAAATTTTGCCTCAATTTGATTGGGCATTTGTGCTATATCTATAGTTCCAACATCTATTGCACCAACTAAGTTAGAATCATTAAAATTATAGGATGATGCCGTTGCTTTATTTACAACAACAGCCCATTTTCCAGTAGTAGCATCATATTTTTGCCAGCTATCGCAAGCAGTCATAAGTTGGTCTACATTTTGCAAACAACCTTGTGATGGGTCTATAACTCCATTTATCCTATATCGCACTTGTGTTTGTGGATGACCATCATAATCATTAAATGTAATTAATTGGTCTGAATAATTATTTAAAGCAGTAGCAGAATCTGTATCAATATATTCAATAGGAACAGCCGCACCATAAACAGTATTGGTCATGTAATCAACCCAAACATCACCAGGTTTAGCTACTCCAGTACCATTTAAAGATTGACCAATTTTGAAAGTAATTGGTGCAAGACTTGTGGTTTGTGCTGTTTGACTATAGCCTAAACGAATGGTAGCCCAAATAAGTCCATTCATTCTTCTGTTAGTTGAATTCCATTGTTGCGATTCAATTAATCCTGACCTATCTGCCCATTGTAAAGATGTGTTTGCACCGCCATCACCTCCATCACTTTCATACTCCCAAGGATATTTAGTGCCATTCAGTTTTTCTACATTACCATCTTTATCAGAAGCATAAAGATTAATAAATAAAAAATTATCAATGCTTGTATCAACATTGCCAGCCGTATCAGTAAGGCTTACAACTTTTGTACGATTTGTGGCATCAAAAGTAATTTTTCTATCGCCATAATACATTGCAGTTGTATCTACACTAACAACGCTATTTTCACTTTTGCATGAAATAGCCATACAGTAATACATAACTTTTTGGTCTGTTCTTAAACACGCATCAACAAATTTGCCCCCTAACCATGCAGAACCATAAACCATTGGAACTGGTGTAGTTGTATCAGGTGGTACTTGTTGTCTTGCGGTAGTGCTACCTATTGAATCTGTGTTTACGCTTTGATTTTGGTCGGATGCAAATATTCTTGAAGTTATAGTAGATACAGCAAAAGTAACAGCTATTGCAGCCCAAAATGGCAAAAACTGTGGAGCAACAACAGCTACTGCTAAAGTAAGAAGTCCACCTATGCTTTGACTCATTTTATCCAACTTTCTTGGGATTTTTTAAATCCATATTTTTCATAATGTATTTCTGGGCTGTTATGCAATCTATTCATAATAGAAGCAATAATTCTTTTTTCTTTTATCATTTTATTTGATTCATCAATATAAGTTTTGAATAATCTATATCCAATAGATGTATTTCTAAATTCTGGTTTTGCATACCAAGCCACCTCATTTAATACAAACAATTTTTCATCATAAAGACAAGGACACATAGCACCAATAATTAATCCTTTTCCTTCTTCAATATAAGCAATTCCAGCACCAGAAATAATAGATGTTAATAATTTATCTACTGTTTCTGTTTTAAAATATTGTATATATTCTGGTAAAAATTCATTTCCAAATTGATTTAACATTTCAATTAATTCTGTCTTATCAAATCTTGTAGCTTTTCTTATCATATTTATGGTTCGTTAGTTGTAATTGTTTTTGTAACATTTCCACCACCACCAATAAAGCGAGACAACACACCACCAGAAGTTTGACTTCCGCTTTGAGGAGTTTTACCAAAGTCAAAATAAGTAGATGCAATAATTGGAACTCTTGCCATACTTGTATCGTTTGGATAAAAAACTTTCCATATTTGAGGATTAGTTCTTATTCCAGCTTTTCTTCCATCCAAAACTAATCGCATAGATGCAGAAGAAAGCATACAAGTTGCGGTACGCTGTCTTAATTCTTCATTAAAATCTTCATTAATTGATACGCTATTAATAATTCCTTGATAGCGTTTAAAAAATTGTTGTGTAATTCCTATAGTTTGTATTTGATTATTAGAATTTAAAAATCCACGCCATACTTCTATTTTGCTACCTTTTATATCATTGCTTAAAATTAAAGAAATATTAGCTGGGTCTATTCCAACTAAGCCTATTTTTAAATCAGCACTATTAGCTTTAATATCATTTTGTATATCTGAAATACTTAACAAACTTCCTAAACCATCAAAAGTAATTCCATTTACAATAATAGGACCAGCGGCATTACAAAATGTATATGCAGTTTCAGGTAATGTTAATTTAACAAATTCAGCAACTCTTATTGAGCCTGATGTTAATGCCGCCATTGTAGTTGTCATATATTCTCCTAATTTGCTACATCTTCTCTAAATATAAATGCGTTATCCCATTTTACAAATGCCCCATTGGTCATTGGCACTAAAGTATAAGTTGGGCATTGTTCTGCTACCACATTAAATGATACGGCATTACCCATAGTTACAGTTGCACCAGAAGTAGGAGAACCAATAATTGGTCTATGAATTGTTACTACGCTTCCAGCGGAATCTGCTGTTACTTTATAAACATATCCACCAACCTCAATGAAATCTCCAGCTTTATATGTTCCATTTGAAGATAAATTTAATGTTTGAGAATTTGTTGCTGGAGTAGATGCTAAAGTTGCCGCAGTTGCAGTTCCTTGCATTTTAGTAAACCAGCTTA